TTCATACTATATCTCCAATCCAATTTCCTTTACTGTTTAATACCATAGGAAGAAGTCTAGGAATACCATTATTTATGATACCACAACCCATAATAAACCTAGTTCTAAAGTTTTTAGCATAAGCAAAAGCCATATGTTTTTGTGCAGCTAAACAACCCACGTTCATAGCAAAGAATAGATTATCAGGATTTGCCCAGTAGCTGATAACAAATTTGGTATGATAATGACCTTGAACTGTACTCATACCCATCGTTTGAGATACTTTTAAAACATCAGCACTTCTGCCATGAGTAAAAAAGCATCGTTGCTTATTTGACATAGTAAGAGTTAAATCATCAACCCATTTCCATTTTTTTGTACCTAAAAATTCTCCATAATCTTTTAATAAATCTCGACTCAATCCATATTTTAAAGCACGTCTATAAACTAAACTACTATGATTAGATTCCACTTCCACCATTTGAGGAAATATAGATTCTAATTCTCTAACATATTCTTTTGATTTTTTTAACTCATCTCCAGCAGACATTAAATCTGGATCGTGAGTGTGCATATTGATAGCGTGAAAATCTAATAGATCGCCAATATTAACAATGAAGTCTGGCTTAAATTCTTTTTTAATTTGTTTTAAAAATGTAAAACTATCGTTGTGTTGATATGGAATATGAAGATCGGATATAACTAAAATTGATTTAAACATATACTATTTAGTGTATAGTTTAAAAAGTGTATTATTGCAATACTGTGAATATTAAGTGAGTTGAAGCAATTAAACAAATAGTCCACATTACTTTTTCCATTCGAGAAATTCTCATTTCTAAATGAGCAATATGATTTCCTCGTATGTGTTGAATATCTTGTTTAAGTAATTCTAAACTACCCTCAATACGAATTATTGCTTCTCCATTTTTTTGACTTTGTGATGCCATTTATTCTACTACTTCTCCTTTTTGCCACTTCATTTCTGGAAGCCCATTACTATATTCCTTACCATTAAATGTCAAAACTTGTTTTCTGTTTGATCCTTTTTCATTATAAGAAACGTGACACCAACCAGCTTGTCCATCATCAGGTTTATAAAATTCTAATATTAATTGGTCAAAGTCGCAATTAGCTTGTACCCAATAAGCCACTTGAATATTTGCCACTCCTGCTATTTCAAAGTCAACTGCTTGACCTTTGGTGTGCTGTGACGAGTCTGACGAACCCAATTTTCTATTAACTTCTAATGATCTAAAACCACTATTAATAGTTACAGGTTTATCAAACTTTGCTCTAACTGGTTCAAGTATTTCATAGCATAAGTTTTCTAAATTCTTAACATCTCCGCTATGAGGAGTGTTATTAATTCCATTTCTCGCAGCTATTTGAGATTTGGTAAATTCTTTTAATTTAAAATGCTTACTTAATTGCATACAAAACCTTATATATTATTTAATTATTTTGGAATTTATATAATTTAACATTTTTTAATAGTTTTATTATATACTATTTTTTAAACCAAGCTGGAAGTCCTAAATGTTGTCTTTTATCAAAAAGATTATGTTCTGATCCTTTTGTTTTTTTGTTATTATAATGCAAAAATACCTGTCCACATAATTTACCTTTAAACTTATTTCTCCAATGCTCTAGTTCACAGCCACTATAAACCAACATATCTCCTTGTTCAAGATTGATTTTAATGCCTTTTAATCCTTTTTTACCAGAAGGTTCAAGATATAAACTCCATTTATCTCCACCTAAATTCATTGTTGTTGATATTTCACAACTAAATCTATCTTTATGTCTTTTTAAAACATCTCCATTTTTATAAATTCTTGCATAAGAATATGCAGGGTTTAACTTTAATTTTGTAATCTTTTCCATAATTGGTTGACATTTTAATAATAAAGTTTCCATAACTATATCTGAGTAGCAAGAATAAGTATGAGGTATTTGTTCTGTTTCTCCCTCATAATATCCAACCATAACTTCATAAGGAGAAATATATCTAGTTTTTCTACAAGTATCATAAACTTGTTTTTTCATTAAAAAATAATTGTAAATAAAAGTAGCCATCTCTTTTGAGATAGCTTGTTTAATAACTACATATTTATCTTTCTTAAACATCTTTTGCCATTTCTTTAGGAATAGCAGTTATGTTAAAATGAATAAATCTAAAAGGTGCTTTACCATGATCTACTGCATATTCGTGTTCTAAATATCCTGGAAAGATAATTAAAGTTCCTGGTTGAGGTCTAAAATGAACTTGCTCTGTACCATGAAAGATACCTGTTAATTCTGGTTTCATTTTTAATTTAGTACATCTTGCACCTGTTCTCGGTTCGTAAAAAATAGGATAAGAAGTCTTGTCACTACATTTTAGAAAATAGAATCCTGAAACGTGCTGATTCCAATGGATATGTGCTAAATGATGACCTCCACCTTTTTTAGAAAATTCCTGTACCCACATTTCAGAAAACATAGTTGTATATAATTTCATATCGTAACCATGATGATCCAAAAATTCCCAAGACTTTTGGCCAATATAATTTCTTAAATCTATAAAATCATTATCTTTTGTTAAAGGGCTTGAATGATAACTATTTCCAAAATCTCCAAATTGTTTAATGTATTTTTTTTGATTTTTTTTAGCTTCTTTAATATATTTATCACTAGCTTTATTTAAAGATTTAACAAATTCAGGTTTTTCTTCTGACCAAATTGGTGTTTTAAAATATTCGTTTATAAACATTATTTAAAAGGATAACCCAAATGCCATACAACAAGTGAATATCTAGTTCCTGAAGTTACTGGTTTAACTCTATGCCAAACAAATGAAGGAAAAACAATAATACTTCCTTTAGGTAATATCTCAGTTGCTTTTTTTAAATGTTTGGCTTCATCTCTTTGTGGTGGATCGTATTGTCTAAAATCAAATTCTAGTTCTCCACCTTTATATTCTGAACCATCGGTAAGTTGACAAGTCATGGATAGCTTTCTGATTTTTCCATGTGTAGGAGTTTTAGGTTGATCATAAGTTTTTTCCCAACTATCACAATGCCAATCGTAATATTGATTTAATTTGTATTTAGTAAATTGACAAGATTCAGACCTATCCCATTCAAAATTCCAACCTGCTCTTTTGTTGGCTTCGTGAACAAAAGGGTGTATTTCTTTATAAATCCAAGTGTCATTTAACCAAACTAAATCAGAATTTCTTTTATATTTTAAATTTCTAACTTCATCTTTGTTTAAGGGTTGTTTTTTTAAATTTCTTTCTCTACTATAACCTCCTGTAATTGCCATTGTTTCTTTTTGAGATAAAGCATATTTAATAACTTCATCACAAAATCGTGGTGTTAATGCAGATTTAAAATACCAAAAATAATTAGATAAATTCATTGGTAATAGTTAAAACAAAGTTAAGAGAATCCTTTTGATTATTAGTGATATAATACATATTAGTTGAAGGGAATATAAGAAATTGATTATTTTTTAAAGTCATATCTTTGCTTTTTCCTTTTCTTCTATTGTCATCATAATGTATTCTAACACTACAATCTTTAACATTGACTCCATACAATAATGTATAATCTGGAGAATTTATTAAATCAACTGGGCTTATATTGAGAAAAGGGAAGGAAATTTCTTGTGGCTTATAAACATTTCCCCATATTTCTTTATTTATTAATTGAAAACCATATTCCAAATTAATATGTTCTCTTAAATAGGTATTAAGTTTATCCCATTCTTTTGAATGAGGAAATTCTTTTTCATTAATGTTTGAGGATAAAATGTCGGATTGAAGTTTATTGCGGTCTATTTCGAAGCCTTTTGGCATCGCTACATCTCCGTAATATAAAGCAATTTCAGATAATACTTTTTTTTGCATACCTGCCACCATAAGTAATATTAGTTAATTAAACTGTCAATAAAATTATGTTTAAGGAGTTGTTTTATCCCACTCTTGGCTATCTTCATTCCACACATAAGTAGTATTTCCTGCTATTTCTTCAGCAGTTAAATCATCTGGAGCATCTCCAATAGGAGAGTGCCAAGTTGCATCTGATGTATTTAAAACCCAACTTGCATAAGGTGTTTTAGAATAAAATATATTATTATCTTCATCCCAAGTATCTCCTATCCCTGCATAGTTTCCTCTAAATGGAGTTCCGCCAAGTTTATGAGTTCCGTTTCGTGTATTATAGGAAGTTTGAATCCACATCTGAGCAGGCCAATTATTGTGTTGTTCTAAATGTTGTTGTCCTACTGTTTCATCTTCAACTCCATCAGCGTTTAACATATCTGAATTATTTAAAGTTAAGACTTGAATAACTTTTGAATTAGTACCTAGTTTTGCAAAATGTGCCATAATGTTTTTCCTTATGTAAAATATAAATCCATATTAATTATTGATATTTGTACCTTATAATTACTACTCCGCTTCCTCCAGCGTTACCTGCTTGACTAGGGCCTCCGCCACCGCCTCCGCCCCCTCTATTTGCCGCAGCA